ATTCGCCAAACCAGACATTATCCTCAAAGAAAGAGATTCCGACGCACGATTGATACACACTAATTCTCGAAGCGACCAAGAGTTGTTTGGAGCTGTTACCAACGTGCTGAACAAGCGTCTCACAGATATTCTTCAAGAGAACAACCCACTTATACACAAGGACACAAAGATAGTATATCCTTGTGGGTACACAGATGAAGAAGTCGCAGAATTAAGGTCGCGAATGCCCGGCAAAGTAATCGAGGGGGACTATAGTAGCAATGATGCGACACATCCACGTGAATCACGATATCACTATAGTCGCGTCCTTGCTCAACTCGGTGCACCAGAATGGTGGCTTAAGTTGTACCTCGGATTGACCGATGTGACAGTATACTCACGCCAAGTAGGCATTAAGATGAGTGTTAAAGGGCAGAATCATAGTGGTGAAACGACCGTCACCATTAATAACGTTATACAAACGACTGCCACTGCCATAGGGGTTATGAAGAGACTTAAAGTCACGAAGTTCAGTCTTCTGGTATACGGAGATGACTCCGAAATCAAGGTGGAAGAGGAGAAGCCACCTGTTAAGATCGTGTCTAAGGAATTGGAGAAAAGCGCTACAAGTAACGGCATGAAATTGAAGAATTCCACGCCTAAGAGAAACCAAGCCACTTTTCTGCAAACGAGAGTATACGAAGGAGACAAAGTCATCCCCGTTCCTAAATTAGGGAGGATGCTGGCTAAATTGCCGCTGCGTAGTAATGGAAACCACGCAGTGTCTGACAGAGATTATTTCGCGGGCAAATACATGTCCGCGGCATACAAAGCTAGGCATTATCCCATGATACGCGACACCTTGGACGCAACAAGCAAGAAACTATCAAACACGCCTTACGTATCTAACAGCCACCGAGACATTAATGATCCTCGAAAGTGGCGACAAAAGATCGACGATGTGCGTGATGATGACAATCTCAGCGATACACCCGACAAAGCATTGCTTACGGTGTATGGACTATCTCAGAGCGACATAGCTGAAGTTTTCGCTAAACAAGCACTCAGCGTGATACATACACTTGTACCACCAGAAGAAGGAAATCAGCTAGTAGTTAATGGCGTTCGAATTGATCCACCAGGCGACTTAATGTGCCTGGACGACTGGGTAGCCAAATTCTTGTGTGAACACGACAACACTTGAGAAAACAAGAAGGAAACATACGAAGTACACGTAGCTCTGGTGTGAGTAGGACGTCATCCGAACACAAAC